TCGGGTCATATCCTTTTTCGCCAATTCAAGTTCAGCTTTCAATCTGGCATCCTCTTTAAGTGCCTTTCTCACTTCCCGGTAATACTCCCGCAATTCCTCCGCCGTGATTGGCTTGACTTTATTGCATCTGGTACAAATATTTTCACACCAAGTGGGGCCCGGGCAAAATTCGCACTGTTCCCGGTCATTGGTGATTTCAAGTAAGCGGTTTAGTTCCATTGCGTTCATTCTTCCTTTCCAGTGCCTCGTACCAGCTCTCATGCACTTTGATTCCATGCTCACGTAGGGCGGCGATAAACCGTTCTAACAGTATGCCGTCGCTGCCTGGAGTTACGAGGTTCCCCCAGTGTTCTTGCGGCGGGTCTTTCCGACAACCGTTCTTAATTTCAAACACGAGGAACAGCTCAAAAAGACCGGAACAAATGAGTTTGTCGGGGTAGAGTGTTTGCAGAAGGCTACACCACTCGCTGTACTCAACACTCGTAACCTCTTTAGCCGCAATGAACTTGAGGCTCGCCTCGGTAAACTCGTAGTAGATATATCCACGGTGGTTTTCTGCCTCGCAAATTAAAGCTTTATTTTTGGGGTTGTAATTCATTTCAATCATTGCTGTTCTTCTCCACTCCGCGCCACTGAAAATGGCATATTTCGCAATCTCCCGGCCCCAGGCAAATCTCGCACGGATCCGCGCTAAATATCACGAGTCTCTGCATATCGTTAACAGCTACTTCCACCTCTGAGTGCAGTTTGCTATTTTGAGATTTTAGATAGGCATTCTCCCTAAGTGCTTTCACCGCTATATGGCAGGCGGCAACAAAATCCATTGCTTCTTTGCTGTGTTCGGTGCCGTCAGCCAAGGCCGACTTCACGAATCTACACTCTGATTCTAATGTTTTTATCGCTTCTCGTTTGGTCATCGTTGTTGATCTCCTTTCATTTTTCCGGATAAACGATCCTCTGCCCGCACTCCGGGCATCTCTCCGGCCTCCTACTCGTCTCAGCCCCCCCTAGTTGGGCAGAGCAGTATGGGCAGGTATATACGACCGTGTGATATAACGTGTATTGCTCAATCGCCTGTTCCAGCGGTTTGCTCTTTCGTATTTTTCGCATCGGATTGCCTCCGCTCGTTGATTTTCTGCTCAATCAATTCGTAGCTCACCATTTCGCTCCGCAGTAAGCATAGGCATTTTACTGAGGAGAGAAGGAGGTTGGACAGGTCTGCCGTATCGGCTGTTTGAATAATCTGTGTCAGGACACAACCGGAAGCTTTCACCGCTTCCAACTGCGCGCGCATGGTCTCCAATCGTTGTTGCTCCCTGTGATGCGCCTCCCGGTACGCCCGACAACATTGCTTCTTCTCCCGCTGCGCCTGTTCCTTTGGGATCCGTCTGCTGTAATAGTCCTGGTACAGCCTGCGCAGACAGAGATATGCATACTGCTCCGGCTGCCCAAGGCCGTCAGGCAGAGGCTCGTTGTGCATCGCGCACCGCTCAATTTCCTGCAACTCCATGACACACCTCACAGTATCTCCTCAAAGTCGTCCCGGCTACCTGGGGCGGTTTTCTCTTTCAGCCAGCCGTATTCCTTTACACCGTTTTCGAATCCTTTTTTGCTCGTAATCCGTTTTGATTTCCGACTAAAGTACAGCTCGACTTCCTGCCCCTTGCGGGTGATCCGCCCGGTCAGGCGGTTTTTCAGAACGGACAGTTTGCTGTCGCAATCCTCCGGGTTATCCTCATGCTTGTCTGCGTTGCTGGAATACGTCAGCACCACATCCGCCCGGTTCGTGATATCTGAACTGCCGGATACATCATCGTTCTCCAGCTGCTCCCGTGTCTTCTTCGGATGGGCGACCAGCAGGATCACCACATCATGCCGCACCGCGATCTGCTTGAGCTTTTTGACAAACGCGGATTGCGCCCGGTACAGGTCGTCTTTTGTCTCCACGTCCATAGCCGTCATCAGGTTATCGATGCAGATGAATTTCACCCCGTACCGCCGAATCGTGTGTTCAATCGTCTCTGTCAGGCTCTCCAATTCCTCGCCGTCCACGGCGTTGTTGTCGTAGAGATATGCCCGATCCTGATACCAGAGGCCAATCCGTTCTGACACGCCTGGAGCCAGAGAGTAAACAGGCTCGTCGAACATATTGCGGCTTTCGGCGATATGATCGGGTCCTGCCAGCTGGAGATCAATCCAGCGGCGAAAATGGTAGTCCGGCAGCTCGCCGCTGTAGGCCAGCACAGAGTAGCCTTGGTCAAGCGCCTCTGCCATAAGCTGCCCCATGAAGGTGGATTTGCCTTCGCCCCTCCGGCCGGTGAGCAGGATCACCTGACCAAAGTAGAAGCCGCCGATGATGCGGTCAAGCTCAGGAATCCCGGAGAAGATTCGCGGCAGGCTGTAGATATCCACGCTCTCCACGTCGGAGAGCCGTTTGACATTGCTCACAGGCGGCACTTCCGCATTTTCCACGGCGGTAAGGATTGCCTGCTTCCCATACTTACGAAAAATATCGTTTGCATCCTTCTCGCCGAGATAGTCCTCCATGCAGACCGCCTTGACGGTGTTCGGCAGCCGCCGCTGCAAGGTGTCCAGCAGTGTGACCTTCCCGTGCTCGCAGTCGCCGAAAACGACAATCTCTTTGAACTGCACGATCCAATCCCACACGTTTTCCAGGAACGTGAAGCCATTGCAGCCGTTCGGGACGGAGACCGCATTGGGAACCCCGCACTCTGCAAGCGTCAGGCTGTCAATCTGGCCTTCGGTGATAACCAGGCGGTCAAAGCCTACGCATTGCGTCATGCCGAAAAGGATCGGCTTTGCGTCTTTTTCACACCACTCCTTGTTGCCTTTGCCGTTGAATCTCGTGTTGCGGTATTTGACATAAGCCAGAACGTTGTGCTCGTCGTAAAACGGGAAGACCAGGATGTCCGGCCGGTCCCTACGGGTGGTGATACGGTATCGCTCTACAATTGCCCGGCCAATGCCGCGGAACTGAAGATATGTAACCGCGCCTTCCCGGACGGGGATCGGGCGCTGGGGCAACTCCCGGTACACTTTCGGGCGGGTGGTGTCGCCAAAATCCAGATGGTAGTGAAAATCCCGGGCCAACTCCACGAAATGCCCGGCCTTCCCACATCCGCTGCGAAAGCATTTGAAGGCCCCGCTGGTGAGATTGACGGAGAAGGTGTTCTTATCCCTGCTTTCCCCACCTCGGCAGTATGGGCAGTAGGTGAAGAAAAGCTCCCCGCTTTTTTCGTGGACGTCGGCGTCCAGGACGCGGGCCAGGTCATACACGTCCGATGGTTTCAGCTCGTAGCCCATCATTCCCGCATCCTTTCAAAAATCGATTTTTCTCCGGTCGGGCGCTCCGGCGTTTTTGCGCCGGACGCGCGCGCGTTTTCTTTCTTCTCTTCTTTATATTCTTCTATATTCTTACTTTGTTGCCCTTTGCCTGCCCCTTGCCTGCCCGGTTGCGTGCCCTTTGCTTGCCCTTTTGCCTGCCCTCTGGTCTGGTAGGCATCGTAGTTTGTGACCGTAAATACAGTAAATCTTGGATATGCCGTCCTTGCCACTTCGCCTGTCCGTTCTAAGTGTTGTATCCCTGTCCGAATTTGCTTAATTGTAAAATGTAATTCCTCGGATAGTTTGGTATATGAGGAAACACGGGAACCGCGTTTGATAACAATTCCTTTCCAATCCTCATCGTAGGCGTTGACGGTCAGGAGCAGATGCAGGAACAGACATTTGGTGACGGTATCGTCGTACCATTCCCAGTCGAGGAGCGAGCGGTAAAGCTTGATATATCCATTTTTCAGCATCACAGTTCGCCCCTCTCCAGAATCGTTTTGAGTTCATAGCGCAGGATCCTGCCGATCAGTTCCCCGGAGGTCTCACTCCGGCAAAAGACAGGAACAAGGTTATACCGACCGCTCCAGGCCAGCAGGGACGCGGTAAGCGCGGCAGGGTTCATCCGACTGCGGTAGGCGCCGCTGAGCGCCTTTTCCCAGTTCGCGTTTTCTACTAGCAGGTAGACCTTGGCCCCATCCTCTCTGGCCCGGATGAATTCCCGCTCAAACCGGGCTCGACTGCGTGTAAAGCAGGCACAGAGCTCGTCAAGGTTCATCTTGCGCTCAATACAGATTTTTCCTGCCGCGCTAATGGGCTCTCCCACTGGGTTTACAAACCGGCATGAGTAGTCCCCATAGTCGAGCTTGCAGCGCTCATATGGATACTGTATTGCCTTCAGGCGGCGCCGCAGGGCAGGGGTATCCTGCTCCCGCGTATCCACCAGCACCACCATGCTCTCCATCATCCGTTCAATCTCAAAATGGTTGTATTCCGCCATCGCGCTCAGAACGGGAGGTCGTCATCATCGTCCAGCGCCTCGAAATCCTTAGGGCCGGTTGTTTCAAAAGGCGTTGACGCCGGTCTGTCCTGACACGGCTTATCCTTCGGCGTTTTAAACTTTCCACTGCGGATATCATCCGCCGGGATAAGCGAGCAGCATTTTGTGGTCCAGCCAGTCCGTCCGTTCATCTCCCACTCCTCGTTGCGGAACAACGCGCCTACCAACAGACCTTTGAGCTTGTTCTCGTCCCAGTCAAAGCGGAAACCCTTATTGCTGTCTTCAAAGGCAAACATAGCGTTGTTAAAGGCGTTTTTCGCCCATGCATCCTTATCGCTGCCATCGTCTGCGGGGATGCGCAGGCGGTAGGTTCCCCGCCACTTCTTGTCTTCATACGTCTGGCCCCTGTAGTCGTCTCGGAAGAAGCCTTTTTTGTCGCCCTCTTCCACATCGAAGCTCAGGAGCAGGATATCCCCCCAGTCGTTATGCACGGGCTTTACGTCCATGATTTTGACCACATAGCCGCCCGCGGGCAGCTGCTCCCTGACATAGCTCCGTTTCGGTTCGTATCCGCTGAATGCTTTCATCGTATGTACTCCTCCTGTTATTTTTCAGTATTTAAATCCCAATATTCCCGGATGGTGCCGTCCACCATCTTCAGGTCGTTGTCGATTTCCAGAAGATTGAACATATCTTTAGGAGATTTCGCCGTTGTATACCCATCGGTTTGGGTTTCAAAGTGATATCGATGCCCGTCTGACCTGCAATACAGGACGACGGAGAACAGGCCCTCAACGGTGAGTTGGTTATCGAGCATTTTACCTACAGTCTTGGCCTTGATTTTGCCGCTGTCTGTGATTTCGCTGTGATGCAGCAGGTAAACGATCGTATCATCTGGCAAAGACCGAGAGATGTAGTCAATCATGGAACGGAAGCGCACGGCGATATCCGTAAACTTCCCATAGCCAGTTTCCTTCGCGCGGTCAAAGAGTTCAAAGGCCATCAGGTACTGGCTGTCATCGATGGCATACCGCTTGTATTGCTTTTGCTTGAGTGCGGCGCCGATAGATTCATAGGTCGCGTTTTTGACAGTATCGAGTTTTTTGCGGAATGACAGGGGCTTGTTGGCCACGCTGAAGACCAGGATTTCCCCCGGTTCAAAATTGCGCAGACTGGTTGTTTTTCCGCTGCCAGATTCACCGATGATTAGGATAGGGATTCCCATTATGTGTCCACCTCCTGAATAGCCAGCGGGCAGTCGTCGCCCCGCCGGGTCTCATAAATCTCATTGAGCGGTTCATAGGTCTTGACGCAGATAACGCGAGTATTTCCGCGGAAGGTTTTCCGCTTGCAAAAGGGACACCACTGGCAAGCGAGATCCCCATTGGGGAAATGGACTTCCACGGTTTCCGTGCCGGTTATGTAAAAGTCAACTCTGCGGTCAGGAATCATGCGGATCGCCCTCCCTCCGGATCCAGTTGCCCGAGAAATACCAATCTACAAGGGCTGTCAGGAACTCCGGCGTTTCCGGGGTATCCTGCATCCGGCCGATCCCGCAACGTACCATTGCATAAGCCGGCGCGTTTTCTGCGGAGACGCGCTTTCCGCGCTCCGGGCCAATCCCTTCGTAATACATAGTTTTCTCCCTCCTTCCAGAGCTCCATCGCGAGTTCGTCCCGTTCGGCAAAGGTCATATTTTATATGCCTCCTTGACTTCCAGCGCCCCCAATGCTACACTGTAGCTGTAAGGATCGCCTTATTTTGTTCGGGTTTTCTTACGTGCCGCTTCTGACATGGCCGTGTCAGGGGCGGCTATTTCTTTTGCTTGTCGGTACTGGCCCAACAGAAACGCAAGCAGGTTTCCATAGCCGGTATCAAAATATGGGCCATATGATTGATGTCCAATTGTGTGCCGCTGATAATGTGCCTGGGCATACGTGTCCGTTTCGTCCCCAAAACATGTTGCTGTAATACTGCATCCGTCTGGGAATCTGACGATATGTACGGTCATGTTGATCTCTGGGGCACGCACAAATACAGGCCAAGTGCGCCAAGTGCGCAGGAATTCCAATCGCTTGTCTTTATTCGTGAGGGTCAATATTTCTTCCTTGGTTAGTTCTTTTAGCGTCATGGTATGTTTCCTTCCTCTTCAATTAATTCGATTTCCCCAGCCGCAACCTCGATTTCCGGCAGCTCCTTAAACTTTGTATGCTTGATGACGCGAATCCGGATATCCCCATCCGGGTTGAGATCAGTTACAACAGCCTCCAGCAGCTCGCCAGGCTGCGTGTATTTGCCCTGGCTGCCTGCCGCGCCGCGGACGTGGTCGCCGGGTTTAAAATGGTTCACCGGGCATCTCCCAGCTCCAATAGTCCGCATTCTTCCGTTCGGTGGAATTGATTTGCAAAACTGAGGATCGCATTACGGGCCGCTATGTATTCGGGGTCATCGCAATCCTGTGCGCAAAAATGATATGCCAATTGACATGCGATGCGCTTATCAATTTTGACGTGTAGTCCTCCACACCAGAGAGGCCAGCACGCATAATCAATGTCGGCACCGCGCAGGTAGGCATCGCGCAGGTTGGCACCGCACAGGTTGGCACCGCACAGGTCGGCATGGCGCAGGTCGGCATGGCGCAGGTTGGCATCGCACAGGTTGGCATCGCGCAGGTTGGCACCGCACAGGTTGGCACCGCACAGGTCGGCATGGCGCAGGTCGGCATGGCGCAGGTTGGCACCGCACAGGTCGGCACCGCGCAGGTCGGCATCGCGCAGGTTGGCATCGCACAGGTTGGCATCGCGCAGGTAGGCATGGCGCAGGTCGGCACCGCGCAGGTTGGCATCGCACAGGTTGGCATCGCACAGGTTGGCATCGCACAGGTTGAGACCCGATAAATTGCATATTTTAAAATTCTTGTCTCCGGCTTCAAGTTTTTGTATTACTTCTTCTCTTGTCACAATTTTTCCACTTCCTTTTTATCTTATTTTCCCACCCGCCAGCACGCCACGGCACACAGGGCGATGGCGGCGAGGCCGAGGAGGGCCTCAATCCAGATTGGCATCTGCGTCCGCCTCCTCAAGTGCGGTGATCGAGTAAGCGGCGCACTCGGTGCCCAGCAGATCGCCGTTGTACATCTGTACCAGCGCAACCATGAGATCATCGAGATCAATCTCGATTCTTGAGTCCCAATTTGCAATCGACCGCAGGCACTCATAGGCATCTGCGATTGTGTTACAGGTGCAGGATAGCGGGTAGTTGCCGTTGGCGATTGTTACTTTATATTGTTTCATGAGGTGTTCTTCCTTTTTTTCGCTCTTCGAGCCATTTTTCGTAGACCTCCTGCACACCTGGGCGGGCGAAATATCGTTCCACCGCGCGCAGCGTTTGGCAAGCCAAGTATTCGGCCTCAGTTTGGGGCATTTCGGATATGTTGATTTTGGGGTTCACGCTGCGCCTCCTTTCTATGACACTTTCTGCTTATTCTCCGGTGATTCCCGCGCGAGCATGATGCCTTGCATGAGGCCATCGATAAACCGCTTATCTGCTTCACGCAGCGAGAGGTAGGCGGGGAGGATTTCGTTTATGAGTTTTTCAGATACCATTGCTTTCACCTCGCTTTCTGCCCCCGAGGGCGGGTTATTGCGTTTTGATCTGGAATATGATATCTTTAAATTGCCTCAATTTTCAGCCTGATTGCCGTCAGGCTTTTTTGTATTGTCCGGGGTTGCCGCCCCGAATAGTTCACGATGGTTCATTTGAAATAAATCTTCTAACTTGACAAGAACGGGATAAGAAGGATTTCTTTCTCCGGTTTCGATTAAACGGATTGCCTCTGCCGTAAGGCCAGTTTTTTCCGCTACATATTCACAGGACCATCCTCTGTTTATCCTTTCTTGTCGAATCATTCGGTGCATTTATTCTCCTTTCCTAGATTCCAACTTTAAGTTGGTATCTACATTTTACCAACTAAAAGTTGGATTGTCAAGAGGTGCAATAATGGATTTTAGAAAGAATTTTTCTGAACGTTTAGGCCTTTTGCGAAAGCAAAAAGGGGTATCTTTGGCTGCTCTCGGCGAATATCTTGGGGTTACAGACGAAGCTGTTCGTCTGTTAGAAAAGGGGAAACGTTCGCCTAGTTTTGAAGTTTTGTGTGCTCTCGCCGACTACTTTGAAGTCCCCGTTGATTATTTAATGGGAAATCAGGGGGCGGATCTTACAAAAGCCAACCTTGAAAGAGCTGATATGCGCGAAGTAAAAGCTTGTGGTGCCATCTTCGTGCACGCCAATCTAGCGCACGCGGATTTGCGAAATGCCGATTTGCGGTGGGCTGATTTCAGCTATGCTAACTTGCGGCGGGCGAAATTGGAGGGGGCGAAATTGAAAGGCACAATCTTTATTGGTGCAGATGTGTCTGAAACGATACTCGACGGAAAAATTGTTAACGGTAGCTTTGTAGAATGACCAGAGAAGTATTTTTTTACCTTGCGTTCCGGCCCGCTCGCAGGCGGGTTATGCGGACTTCGGCGGGCGACCATCGTCCAGCAGCATTTTTTCGAGGATGTCCATATACGCCAGGACAAAACCCTGCTTTTGGCTATCCGCCTGCTTGTAGAGTTCCGCGACGTGTTCCATTGCGTTGATCTTTGCGGCGGTCTCGGCGTTTACTGGTAATGACATTGGTTTCACCTCCTAAAATCTCTTTGTCACAAAAATAATATCTCATTGGGCTTAATTTGTCAATATCATTTTAGAAAAAATATTGACAAAGAGATGGCCTGATGCTAATATTTGCTTGTAGCTAATAAAAGGAGATGATTAAATGGCGATAAGCGAGCGCATAAAAGAGCTGCGGAAGCACCTGAATCTTACTCAAACGGAATTTGGGGATAAAATAGGGCTAAAGCAGAACACTGTGGGTCAAATGGAAAGCGGTTCGCGGAGCGTGACCGAACGCACAATTATCTTGATTTGTGAAAAGTTCAACGTGAACAAGGTTTGGCTTATCGAGGGTCGAGGCGAAATGTTTGAAAGCGCCGACATGGAATTTGAACGAGCGGTAGATCGTGTGATGTTCGGCGAAAGCGACTTTGCGCGCCGGGTATTCAAACTTTTTGGAAAGTTGAGTTTGGAGGAATGGAACAAACTCGAAGAAATCGCTCGCAAATTGGTAGAGGATGAAAAAAAAGACCCGAAACAGTAATTGCACTGTTTCGGGTTCCCTTTTCTCTTTTTTTATTTGATCGTCTTTTCATAGTAAAGCAGCAGAATATTGTAAATCCGTTTTATATACGCCTCGTTATGTATGGCTTCCAGCATTCTTACGATTTCCTGTTTGGCTTCCTCAATATTCAACTTTTCTCTCCTCCTTGACGCTTGTAATATCAACGAGGATACAGTATAATCAGATTGCAGTATTGCTACTGTATCCTCAGAGGCAGGGCGGTGTTTGCTTGGTAGGCGGCCGCCCTTTTGCCCGGCCGAGTAACGAACGTTTGTTCTTTATCTATGGTATCACTCCTCTCTCTGTGCTGTCAAGGCTCACTTATTGGTAATCCATTCATACGTTATCAGTTCATCCGGGCGGACATCCAGCGCTTCCGCCAGCTTGCAAATTGTGGCGATCCTCAAATTCGGGTTGTCTTGCTTTTCGATTCGCTCAATCCATTCACGGGTAATGCCGGACCGGGACGCTAATTCCCGGATCGTATACCCCTTAATGAGCCTGATTTTCCTCAAGTGAGACCTTGCAA